AAAAGAGAAAGAAACACAGAAACTCTGAGAGCTCTGAGAGCTTTGTAGAGGCTGTTTCTGAGAGCTCTGAGAGCTTTGTAGAGGCTATTAGAGGGTATAGTTACCCCCTGCCGTCAATTGTTATGATTCTCAAGGGTATAGGGGGTAACCTACGCGGCAACACTACGTATAACCCTTTCAGATTTTTTGGTGAAATTTAGAAGTACTTTTTAAGCATCTCGATTTGGTCGTGGTACTCTGAAATAATTGCTAGTTCCTTCTCAATACTCTCAACAATGTCTGGATGTTCCGACACGCCCACAGAGTTCGACATATAGTTCTCAACATTTAGTCTGTGCTTTGCTATATGTCCCTGTGCATGGCTTATAAGAGCCTCTTTGATTTCTGTTCTATCCATTACAGTGGTATTCCTTCTATTTGTTCTTCAAATTGGCTGGTATACACACAGCACCAAAGTCCTTAATAGCCTTAGATTCCTTCATCATCTCTAAGTGCTCTACCAATGCGTTCATGTCTGGGCATTCGTCTTGGACGGTAGTCTTGGTGTCAAACTGACCATCTAACCCCAAGACGATTACCATTATGATTGCAACCTTCACTTAACTTGTTGAGCTATCTTCAACTCACCTTCTGATGCCATCTCATTGTCCCATACGGCTAACTTCTCATTTACGTAGTTAAACCAGATAGGTGGCATTAGGCACAAGGCAAACAATGTAAAGTATCCTCTACCACAGTTAGGTGCACCTACTTCATCTAGCTCCCAGAAGTGTGTTTCACCTCTGTCGTGGTGGTCAGCCTGTCTACCAATCTCAATAAAGAACCAGCTAGAGAAAGCTGTAGAGTTATCCCATGAGTGACGGTAGTCAATTGGCTGTCCTTTCTCACGATACAGACCGTAATGCTCTAAATAGTTTAAAGTCTCTAGCTCAAAGTTAGAGATAAACCAGATAGCAGCTAGAACGCCTAAGCCTACAAACCCGCCTACAAACCAGAATAGAAAGATAGTCGGAAGACTCATCATGTATCCGCTAATCCATCTGTTACCTAAGCTCAGGAAGGGCTTACCTAGACGTTCTAAGCGTTGCTTTTCCATTAAGAACAGAAACTTACTCTGACCAATACCTGATAATGGGTAGTGACGGTACAGAGTACGACCTCTAGGGGACGTTGCAGGGTCGTCTTGATGTCCTAGTTCTAAGTGATGATTGTACACATGGGCGTAGCAGAAGTGTGCTTTACCTGATAGTGCCATCATCCAACGAGCTATGAGAAAACTAAAGCCCTTAGTGTGAGCTAGTTCATGCCCGTAGATAATACCGATACCTAGGAAAATACCAGTAGATAGTGTAGCTCCTATTAAGCTAACACCTGAAATATTACCAGCCATATACTCAAAGACCTGTAGTCCTAGAGCTAGTTGGAGTAGTACAAACAGTCCAAACATGCTGTACATTATGGCATTCTGAAACCATGCAGCACCATTAGTGTTGCCATCTTCATCAAAACCTGCACCTTTAGTCTTAGCTGTAACTAGGGTGTCTACAATGATACCTAAACCTAGTAGGGCTACTCCTGCCCATTCCCAACCATTACCAGCTAGTACACCTGCTAGGGCTGCTGCTATGAAGGTTGGAGCTAGAAGATATCTAATATTAATTAATAGCTTCTTCATTGAATCTCCTTAAGAAAAAAAGTGGATGATTAGTCTAAATGTACCAGCTAGTATCAGTACAAATAACATTGTCTCTATTATTCTACAACAATTCATGTAGTTTCTCTGTTTGTTATGTAAGTATTCTAATTTAACACGAGGTATACTCTATAGGTATATGAACCCTAGGGATAGACCAATAGGGGGTGTTTTAATAACTTACTGATTCTAGGTACTCTAACTTCTGTACCCAATCAGCAGGTATTGAAGTAACACGACCTCCTTGGTCACCATTCCAAGAACCCATAATAGTTACCCGTTGCTCATCAGTGTATACTAAATAACCAACATCAGTGCATGTAGCACATTCCCAGCTAAGTATCTCTGTCAGGCTCTGCCCAGCCATCAGGCATATCATAGGCATCTTGCCAAGTAACCTTGACTAAGGGACAGTCATCTATTTCTATGTTATCCATGTATTTCCTCTTTGCTTGTTAAGTACATTGAAGCCATTGACGAACTTATCGAGTTCCTCCATGAGCATCTGTTCTTGTCTCTGTTGCATCTCCATGTCCACATCAGCAGCCATCTGTTCTACCCAATAGGCTACACCCATTGCTAGGGCATCTAGTCTATCGTCATGCGCTAATGCACCTCGTTGCTTTGTTATACGAGTCATCTGATAGACCAACATATACTTCTGAGCCTTCTCAGGAGGTAAATGCTGGACACTATCGTAGTCTTTCTGGATTACTTTAGGGTCTATGATAAGCCTATGTTGATTCATCACAGGCTCTAGTGTGTCAATAATACGTAACTCTTTCTGTTTGCTGTGTCGTACCTCTTCTGTACTCACAGGGTATATCTTCTTTAATATAGGCTTCAGTAGCTCTGTGAACATACCATCACCAAAGTTACTCTCTATGAGCACCATATTTACCTTGTGAGTCTTCGCCAGATGCGCTATACGCTTCAAAGTATCCTCAGAGTAGCCACCCTCTAGCCCACCACAATCAGGGACATATAGGTAACCATTGAGCATCTTAACGATAGCATACGCAGTTTCATCCGAGCCTCGACCAGATGGGTCAATAACTAAGACAGAGCCTGTGTAGTCCACGTAAGAGCCTAGAGTGTCCTCTGGGGCGTAAAACTTATCTCCTGCTAGTCCTACGTTAGGTATCTCTTTAATGGGCTTCATAATGCCATACAGGGGCTTCTCAGGGGCTTTATCAACGTCACATGACATAATCATAAGGTCTGAGAGTTTCAGTGGGTATCTGTCACCATCACTGAGTGACGTATCAAGCATAAACTGTAGTGCAAAACCTGTACGTCCGTAAGATAGCTCACGTTCCATAAGGTCTTCATCAGAGAATCTCTTAGGGTCTGTAGGACGCCCTGTAATAGACTCAGAAGCGTTCTCTATCTCAGAGTATATCTTAGGGGCTAAACGTCTCCCATACGCCTTCTCAATCGTTTCTAGAGCAGGGTATCGGGCTGTCCAAACCCTCATCTTGTATCCACGTTCTGTTAGAGCGTTATATAAGCTCATTTCACACTGGGGAGTTCCCAGATAGATTATCTTACCGTTAGGCTTGAGTACCGCATCAAACTCTTTGACGCTCTCTGAGAGCTTCTCACGCATCATCTGAGTCATAGAGTTATTAGGGACTTCGATATCATCGGCAATAATGATATCTGCGCGACTGCCAGTAAGCTGTCCAGTTATGCCTACAGATTTGACAGAGGCACTACCAGACGCTTTGGCTGGTCTTACGTCAAACGCTATCTTCGACCATCTTTGTCCTTCGTCTGCTATTAGGTGTTGGCAGAGTGGTAGCTCTAAGATGAGTCTTTGCGTAAACGTAGAGAAGTCATCAGCACGCGCTTTGGAGGCTGAGACTACCATAAACTTTTTCTGTGGGTCTAGAAGCAACTGATGCACTACAAAAGCGGCTGTAACGTAGCTCTTACCCACACCTCGGAAAGCCTCAACGATTGCTCGTTTAGGGCTGTTCTGAATGTAATCAGCTATATCATATTGTATTGGAGTAGGTTCTGGTAGGTTCAGATGCTTCCAGACAATAAATAGAAAGTTTCTAAAGTCTTTTAATTGTTCTGGAAGCTCATTATTCATTTTCCGTTTCGACTCCTGTTCGCCCTGATGGACTGGATACGTAAATTACTACGGGATTTGTTAAGTGGATTACGGTCTTTATGGTCTATGTCTTTACCGTTAAGTGCCACTTTACCATATATCTTTACCATGTTACGTCTAGATTGTTTTCTAGCATCGTTGCGTCTACGCTGTTCGGGACGCTTATGATATTCATTATACTCGCGTTTATAGTTTCTTGATTTCGCCATTACCATTTTACCTTGTTAGCCCAGTAAGCTGCTGATGATTGACCCTTAGCTATATTTTTACGATGTCTAGCCTTGAAGGACTTACGTTTCATCGTAGTAGCTCTTGACTCACCTGCTTGAGGCTTACCAGCAGTCTTAGCACCTTTCTGACCAAACCGTATAATACGGGTACGTCCACCTTCGCTTACTTTAACCATGTGGGATTTAGTAGAGTGACTCGGTGTTCTTACTGGTTGGTTTACTTTCAGATGGTCAAACTTACCCTGTGCCATTAGTAATTACCTTTTATCTTCATGTTTTTCATAGGCATCTTGGTTTTCTTAGCATACTTTTTAGCTGCTTTCATACCCTTCTTGTCATATGAAAAATGTTTTTTACCTACTTGTGGCATTTGATTATCTCCTATATCTTGCAGTTTTGTTACGAATCTTTAGTGGTTGACTACTGAATTGCTTACCAGCTTTTGTATCTTTTCGTTTCTTAGCTGATGTCGCAGCATACTCTTTAGACGACAAAGCATTACGGGCAGCTTTGGGTAAGTAACGCTCACCTGTAGCCCCTTTACCAACTGTACTGGGTTTACCTGATTTTGTACCCCAATCTTCTTTACCCCACTTCTTGAGTTTGTTAGAAGCAGCAGAAGGCTTCTTACCTTTATAAGTACCACCAGAGCCTTTGTAATATTTTACAGCTAACTGCATAGCACGTGCTGAGTGCTTACCACCCATCTTAGCTCTTGCCCTAGCTTTTGCAGCAGCCCATTTAGCAGGGTTTCTTTTCTTTGCTACACTCATTAGTGGGCTTCCTCAAATGGTAACTGCTCTAGTAAAGCAGCCAAAGGAGACTCTGCTGTAATTACATCAAGACTTGCATTGTTATCTTTTAGAAACTTTACAGCTACTGAGAGTTCAGACGCTGTAGCTTCTCCTGATTTTACTCGGTTTAGTAATTCGATAGCCACAACTTTGTGTAGCTCATCTAACATCTCTTTTTCCATTAGTAACTCCACATCATTGGTTCAGTTCTACGCATGTCTACATGGACAAAAGTCTTTGCGATTCCTATCCCTGTAAACCCTAGCTCAAACGCTAGGCGTGCTATTTTAAATCTGTCGATACCATTAGTAATACGGATATCGGCTGCAACACCTTTAGTATGCTGACCTGCTTTCTTTTTACGTGTCTCTAGAGAATGGGAAGGTGACCTATAACCTGACGTAATAATAAAAGGAAACCCACAGGCTTCTCGTAGCTCGTCTAGTTTATGGATAAAGTTTTCGTCCATTCTGTTTTCGCCCGTTTCTTGGCAGTCAAAATCTTCATACTTAAAGTATTTAAAGTTCATCTTCTACTCACTCCATTAAGTTTCTCAAATGACCTAAGACCTGCCATACCTAACATAGCAATCACTAGCTCAAATAGAATTTCTGTATTTATTTCTGGTAGTGTCCCTTCGACACCCTGCATTATCATTATCCATTGTAAGAATGGCTGTAATACAAACGTATATGCAAAACCTATAGCAGCTACCCAGCCAATCGCAGGTCGCCACCCAGCGACAAATATACTGTGATGTTGGGCTTCTGTTTTATTTACTGATATCTGAGCAAGATTAGCTTCATTAAGACTATTCTTTAATTCATGCTCTAACTTCATCTTCAAGTCTTTATCCTCGACAAACTTGTCAAGAACATTGCCGACTATACTTATCGCTGCTGGTATCATTACATTACCCCCATGCCCATTTTAAGTGCTTGCATAATTCCAATATTATCTGCTATAAATACAAGACCACCGCCAATAGCTATCCACTTAATTTGAAATAAAGTTTTTCTAATTTCTTCTAGGGAGGTTCGTAGGTCTTTAGAAGTATCTTTGAGTTCTTTTAGTTCTTCGTCATGCTCGTCAAGTCTCCACTCGATTCGAGATATACGTTCTAGTTGTTCTTCACTCATGATTTACTCTGGTTTCGTTGGGTAAGTTACGTTAAAAGGAAAGCCATCTTGTGTTGGCAAATCTCTTAGTGACTGCCTATATATTGCCCAAGCATCAGACATAACAACATCAGATGCACCTAGCCAATCTGTTTCTTGTAGTAAGTTATCTCTTTCGTCTCTTACATTACTAGCTGCCTGACTTTCTGGTAGCTGTACTACTGTCTTAGTTTTGTGCCACTTGTTGTCTAACTCATAGACATATGAAGAAGTAACTCCATGTGTAGCTTCATCATAATTTGGTTCTGCATCATCAATGTATTCGTATACATCATAAGACGCTAATATAGAAGAAGATATGTTTTTAGGAAAACACACGTTTGGGTTATCAGCTTTTAGTTGTGATATAGAGTATTGACTAACTACTCCATTTAATACTTTAATTACATTCATACTAATACTCTTGAAGGTCTAATGGCTAGTGTAGCAGTTATGGAAGAATTACCATCATAACCTGTACCACCACCAAAATTGTTTAAAGAAGTTGTGCCTGCTGTTTCTTGGACGCTAGTACAAGCTGCTATCTTTTGTGCTAACGCCCCAATCTGTATAAAGTTATCAGTAGAAGAAGGTTGTGTAAAATCAACTAAAGGTCTAAGAGTACCTTGCCCAGTAGCAACTACAACCTGATATATTATTGCATTATCTGTAACTGTAGTTACGTTAGGTGATGTTGCTAAAGTAGCATCTGTTGCTGTATTTGTTGCAATAGTTACATCTATTGGGTTTGAAGTATCTACATTTCTGTAAATTGCAAGTATTGTTAAGTTGTTTTGTGTCGCATTAGTTGTTACATCTATACCTGTTTCAGTGCCATCTGCTATTTTATAAAACATAGCAAAGTTTGTATCGTCAAATTTATTAACATATAAATCAGTTAATTTAGTAAAGCCAGTTGCTGAGTATGTAATATCACTATTTTTTCTAGTAGATATTGACAGTATAATTAAGTCATCTTCTCTTACATCTGCAAAACTTATAGCTCTAGTAAAAGAGTTATCAGTGTTATTAAACTGAGCATCTTGAAACACAAGCTCTAAATCTCTACTAACACCACCAGAACCTAATAGCTTACGAAATAACATTACGAGCCATCTCCTACTAATGCACCATATAGTGTAGTGCTAACTTTCCACAATACAAATACTGTGTATCCTGTAGTTGCTAATGTAGGTGCAGTGCCACCGTCGTTTACCCAAGTAATTGTTGGGAACGTAAGAGTATATGCACTACCATCATCAATCATTAATGTAATGGCTTCACCTTCTTCTATAGAATCAGTAAGCGTAGTATTAGCAGCTAGTGTTTTATATTGTATTGTTCCATTATCTGGGTCTAAAGCAGTGCCAGTCAGGTTGTAAGCAGTCTCTTGTATACCATTCTTAAATACTATTGTACCTGTAGACTCAACCTGTAGTCTATTTGTATTGTTAGTCTTTAGGTTAATTGAACCAGCATCAGTAGCTTGTACGTTAAGTGCGCCAGTGCCTCTGTGGATTAAAGAGCTAGTTGTATTTGCACCACCACCTGCTCTTATTACTCGTAAGCCATAATCAGAGTAAGTAGTGTCACCAACAAAGTCAGCATACGATGCACCATTACCAGTACGACCAACACCAATATCAAAGAACCTAGTCTCTGTAGAAGTAGCGGAAGCAGTTACATTTCCAGTAAAATCTAAATTACCAGTGCCAGTTATATCATTAGAGTTTAAGTCTAAGTCACCTCCTAGCTGTGGTGTAGTGTCTTCTACTACGTTTTCTAAATATGTGCCTAAGTCACTAATCTGTGACTCTGTAATACTTAGTGCAGCTTGGTGTTGTGTAACGCTAGACTGTGTAATGTTAGCGTCAGGAACATTAGCCCATGTTACTGCTGTAGATAAATCGTTTGTTTCTGTAAAGCTAGTTAGGTAACCTGCTGTGCTGTGGTCACCCCAACCATACGCTGTGTTCCATTGTGTAGAATTACCACCTGTTGCTGTTACAGAGCCAGTAATATTAACATTACCAGTTCCTGTGATGTCATTAGAGTTTAAATCTAAGTCCCCACCTAGTTGTGGTGTAGTGTCTTCTACCACATTAGATAAACCACTACCGCCACCGCCGCCACCACCTGCGTTACTTACCCAAGCGTAGTCAGTACCATTCCAGCTTAATACTTCATCAGAAGTAGCTGTGCTAGTGTTTAGGTGTGTATCGACATCTGCGTCTGCGTAATGGTCTAGGTCACTAATCTGCGACTCTGTGATTGATAAGGCTGCTTGGTGTTGTGTTACGCTGCTTTCAGTAATGTTAGCGTCTGGTACGTTTGCCCATGTAACAGCACTGGATAAATCGTTAGTCTCTGTGTATGACTCTAACTTACTATCTAACTCTGCTTGTAATCCGTCTACGTTTGCTATAACGTGATTATGAGAGTCATCTAGGACTGTTACAGTAATAGAAGTAGTACCTGAACCTGTAGCGTCACCTGTAAGAGTAATAGTCTGGTTACCTGTTAGGTATGTACCAAGGTCACTAACCTGTGACTCTGTGACTGTTAGGGCTGCTTCATGTTGCGTTACAGCACTCTCAGGAACATTAGCATCTGGGATGTTAGCCCATGTGACTGCTGACGACAGGTCATTAGTTTCTGTAAAGGACTGTAGGTAACGTGCATCGCCTTCGGTTTGTGTTAGGTACTCAGAAGGTACTGTTACACCCTGCTCTTCTAGCTCTTTAGCTCTGAAGATACACTGCACAGAGTTTTTATCAAGAGCCTCTGCGGTAAGATTAGAGCCATTGGTAAAATCTGTTATAGGGTAGTTGACACTGTTTACGACATGACTAGAGTTTCTAATAATACGTATAACATCAGAGTTTGACACAGCACCTGCATTTAGACTTATGGTAGCTGCGTCATAAGCTCCGTAACCGTTTCTAGAGTTATTAGTAATTGTGTAGAGGCTAGAGCTAATAGCAATATCAGTTGTTTGGTTGTGTAGTGAGATATGTTCAGGCTCGATAAAATCAGGGACATCTGTCAAGCTGTTGACAATGCTCCCGTCAGTTATCGTAATATCTTTATATGAATCAGCCATTAGTTCCTTCCTGTAAAGATTTGAGTTCTAGATTGCCGTTGTTTATTAAATTTAATGTGTTGTTCAAACTCTCTGTTTTGCATCAATTCAGGATACATGTCCTGTAATGCTTTATTTCTATACGTATTTATTATACTCTTGATTAATGTTCCTTTATTCTGTCTAGCTCTCAATGAGCCTCCTGTATTTCCATCAGGTGCAAAATGGTAGTCTCTAGATTCATTTACTAAATCATCTAAAGCCTGTTGTAGAGTTCTGCTGCCTATTTTAACTGTACCTGTTTTCTCCTTAAATACATCGTAGTAGCTCCGTCCTTTCTTAGTTCCAATACTTGTTAAATTGAAACCGTAGAACATATTAGGACTTTTAGGATTAGGAGGGATAGATAAATCAAGACGAATAAACTCATCTATAAGAGCTTCCTTTACAGGGTCTAACTCTTTTTGTTTCATTGTAATACCTAAATGAGATAGAATACCTCCATGAGGTTTTACTATTAAGTCTCCAAACACATTATCGCGTTTCAAATCTATTTTACCATCATATGCTGGAGAGCCTAGATTTAGTAAGTGAGGACGACCTAAAAACGCATCAGCAAGTTTTATGTTTTCTGGCATATACCTTTCTTTACCCTGTACTGAGTAAATCTCTTCAAATAGACGTACAAAAGGCATATAGTTGCTAAGTTGAGTTGTTGCGGCTTTTGTTAAAGATTGCTCCGTTACAGTATTAGGATTTATAAACTTAGCTACAGTCTCAAGACCATCTAAAGCTGGCATTTCTAATAGACTCATTGCAGTACCAGCAGCCAACTCACCAAATAACTCCATTTGTGTTTGCTCATCTTGATACATAACAGTATCATGTATTACACCTGCAATCATAGCAAATCTAGCTAAAGGGTCAAAGCGTCTTATACTTACACCTTCTATACTATAAGGTAGGTAATCATCGTCTAACTGTCTAGTTTCACGCTTGCCTTTATCTGTGGGGGGTTTTCCAGTAATCATACCACTAGCTGCCATCATCATAACAGAACCCCAGATAACTGAGCCAAATACCATACTAGCTTCTGCTTTAGCTCTGATTGCTGCATCAGGGCTATTTAATTTGTCTCTTAGAGTTTTAGAAAACATCTGCATGACAGGAGTTCTATCACTTGTATAACTTAAAAGGTTTGCTGGTGTTCTAATGAATGGCATTATCTGAGTCAAAATAGGGACTCTACTTCGTGCAGCGTTAGTCCACTCAGCAACTTGTCCAAAGATATCTGCGTGAGGGTCTTCTTGGAAAGTCATCTCTTCTGCATATTTTAGAGCTTTATCTTCGTAACTATCTGGTATTAAGTCTTCACCTGCCATGCGTTTTTTAATGACATCTCGATGTATAAGCCTAGTTTGTTGTTCAGCATGTTCATAGATTTCTTTAATTGACTTCCCTTTCCAGTTAGGGTCTTTTAATAAGTCAGTAACAAGCATCTCTTCTAACTTAGTAGTAAAACTAATTGTTTTGTTGATATCATCACCTGCTATCATCATACGCTTAGATATGAATCTATTAGCAGTCATAGCCTTTTCATATGTGCTAGATTCAGACATACCTTTCATAAAGCCTTGACTAAAATCTATCTCATCTGCTACTGTTTTTGCTTCTTCTGTTACATCATAAAATGTTCTACGAGATATGGTGCTATCTCCTGTTAGTAAAACATTTTTAGCTGATTCTAAAGCTAACTGCATGTACTTACCTTGACGCATTGCACGTTTGTAAGACATCATAGCTGTTTGGCTACTACCTTTTAAAGTACCTGCTAGAATACCTTCTACATTATCCGTTATATTACGAAGATAAGAAGATACAAAGTTTACGAAAGGGGTTGACGGTGCATTCATAAGGTTATGGACGTACACATCATTTATAGCTTCTTGTATTTTACGACTTGCAGGAGGTTTAACATTTTCTTCTGCTACTTCTTCCCCCATCTTTCTTAACTTGTTTACAAGGTCTGAAGCTGCTCCTGCATCTCCAGTAATGTTTATATACTCTAAAGCTGTGTCAAATATTTGAACAGTGTTATCAGCCCCATATATTTCTCTAATTTTTTTAGGTTGGTTTCTTCTTTGTATTTTATTTAAGCCTCTACCAGCAGCACCTACTGACTCATCATAGACATATGTAATTTCTTCAAATAAGTCTAACTCTCTTCTATAAGACATTTTAGCAGCCTTATATTCTTTAGGATTAGCTTTAGGGTCAATACGACTGAACGCTTGTTGGGCTTCGTTTACTTTTTTACTTTGTGCTTTTTGTAACACTTGCGCAACAGGAGCTATAGTATCAACTAAAAACTCTCTGCCGTACTCTTTATTGTACATTTTGTTTATACTTGTTTCAATATCAACTTCATAAGTTGTTCGTTTGTTGCCCTGTAAATCTTTAACTGTAACAGGTTTAGAGATAGACTCAACAAACTTAATCATTTTATCTTCAGACTCTTGTGCTAATTGCTTTTTAGCAGGAAGTTTGTTAGAAGTAGTTTTTGAAACCATGTTTCTAAATTCATCGTATATTTTTCTACGTTCTTTAGATAAAGTCTCTTTTGCTTGTTTAAGCTCCATTTGCTCTCTAGCAGCATATATTTTTTCTTGGTCACTAAATGAAGTTCTACTTGGTTTTTTACCTTTAGCACTACCTTCTACTAAAGTTTCTACATCTGCTCTTTCTGGTAGTATACTTTGTAGTTCACTATCTACTTTTTTCTTACTTGTTGCTCTAGCGACACCTGACCCTACTCCAATGCCTCCTCCTAGGATACCTCCAAACACTGCACCACCAACAGCAGATTTAAGAGCAGAAGTTATAGAAGCTCCTTCTCCAATACCTATTTCTTCCTTACCTTCAGCTAAAGCTACATCATGTACTGAGCCTACAATTGCACCCTCGATAGCTCCAAATTTAGCCCCATCGTATGCAGAGTCTTTAACCATCTCTTTTTTAAGAGTCTTTTTAACAGCTTGCTCAGCAGCTTCTGTGGTCATTCCAGACTTTAAAGAATCTTCTAATTGCTTTCGTAAAGCTGCCTTAACTACTCCTTTACCTGCTGTATTTTTAAATAATGTTAAAGCTAAGGTAGGTGCACCTCCTAACAGCAAGCCACCCCAGTCGGTAGCTACAGCTTCACCAAAGTCTAACAGCGCATCTACTTTACCTGTTTCTTGTTTATAGAAAGGTACTGTTTGTTCCCAGTTATTAAACATTAAATTAAGAGCTGACTTTTCTTCTTGATTGTAATAGTCGCCTCTTAACTTAAATCCTAAGTCAACAGCAGAAGTTGTACGCCACTCGTACATTCTCATACGCTCGTAATATTCATCTTCTAGTGCTTCGTAGTTTTCAGTTATATCTAAATTTTCAGCTAAAGATGTATATTCAGTAGTTTTGTTTTCTCTATCTAATACCTTAGCAAACCCTTCTAAAACTGTGTGAGGTGTTTGTCCTTTTACTAACTTTTGTTGAGGGTCGTTACCGTTAATACCTGCTTTTTCAAGTTCACCAAAATGTCTATTTAACTCATTTTTAGTTAAAGGGCGAGTAGAGGTGTAAGTAGTATTAGTTCCTTTATGTGTGTACTGATACCTAGGTTTATTTAAGTAAGTTTCACTCATTGTCAGTTCCTTGGTTGGTTGCAGCTGCTTTTTGCCCTATAGCATTAACATTATTATTAATCATTTTAAGAGTAACCTCGCCATCACTTTCAAGTACGAGTTCATTATCTTGACCTACTGCACTTACCCCTTTCCCTATTTCACTGTAGGCTGGGATGTTATTTGTATTTAGAGGGTCACCTTTACCATCTCTAAACTGGCGACTAGCTAATATCATTCTATATTCTTCATAGGCTTCAGATACAGTCATATTTCTGTATCGTTCTTTGTCTTTACTAGCTAATAATTGTTGTTTTATAGCTGCCATACCTTTATGCACTATACCTTTTTCCCCTAGAGGTAAACTTAATGGAGACTGACCTCCACCTACTACAGCTTTGCTAAAAGCATCTTGTATTAACTGTAAAGCCTCTTCATTAAACGGAAAAGATAAGAATTTAGCAGCAGCTTCATTTAATTTTCCATAACCTGATGGTGTTAAACTACCCTCTCGACTAAGGACATAGGTTCTTATAGTATTTTCAACATCTTCACTATCTAATGGTATATTATCTATAATATCCAATTCATATGCTTGTATAGCTTGTAGGCTTGTCTCTCTTTTTATCCTAGCTGCGTCATAATTATTATATATTCTATCCTTTAACTGTTGCATATGATGCTCACTCATTAATGGATGCCCACTAAAGTTTTCGTCTATTAGCCTATCTACTTCATCAAAGTCCTTAGCTTCAAAAGCCGCAGTCAATTTAGGTGAGATTTCTTCTTCTTTATCTTCTAAAAAGTTTTTACGATTAGTTTCATCAATACTTCTTACTTTTTCATTATAATTTAATTGAGAAACCTCTAGCATAGCAGGGTTAGACTTTTCTGCCAATTCCTTATATCTTTCTCCGTAAGTTTGCCCTGTGTTTCCTACTTGCTTATCTTTAATTAAATCAAAGTTTCTTGATGTAAACTCACCATCTATAGGAATATCTACCCCTTGACTAGCCCAACTTAGGATTGCTTCGTCTCTATCTTTATTTGATAGGAAAGTACCGTTAGTATCGTTAAAAAAGTCAGTCAGTTGCTCCGCGCTTGTTACATTGTTTAACTGTACATTATATGATTCTAACTCTTCTCGGTAATTATTAGCAGACGCATTCTCTACAAAATATTGCTCCATCTTGTTGATTTCAGGACTAAGAGCTTGACTAAAACTTTTAACACCGCCACCTGTGGCAGTAAATAAACCTTCATACTCTTTTGTGAAGTTACTTATGTTTTCTTCTAAAAATTTGTTAAAGTCTGTAGGATTGGTGCTGTTTCTATATTCAGATTTGTTGTATGCCTCTCTTAACTTTAAGCCTACTTGCATAGCAGCTTGAGGGGCTAGTATCTGTTCGTAGCGTTTCTTGGCGTGTGTGTTATATACTAAGTTGTTTTCTTCTGAGTATGTGCTATAATCTTTTAGCACATCTTTGTACTCACCCTTGTTAATTTTTTCTAGAATCTCACCTTCCATCTTTTCAATACGAGTTTCTAGTTCTTTTTCCTGATACTTTTGTAATGCAGGTATAACAGAAGTAAGTGCTTGTGCAACTTGAGATTGTCTAGTTACAGGAGCTACATACTGGTCAACTAACCTAGCTGGTGCTTGTAGCTGGGCGCGTTTTTGAAACTGCCCTACTTGTACTCTTTTCTTAGCCATTAGTCTAATACCCTTTTGTCTATTCCAGCAATACCTTTACCTTCAGCAGCTTTTAGGCTTCTTGTAACTAAATCATTACTACCTGAACCAAATAACTTAGGCATCTCATTACCTGATAGCATAAAACTTGTTGATGTATCACCTGCAATCTTTAAGGCTGTACCCATAAAGCTAGGGCGAGCCACTTGGTTGATTCTAGATTGCGCTCTGCTCTGTACACCAACACGTTGCTCATCTAGTTGTCTATTATATGCTTCAAGGTTTTGTGTTAATACGTTTTGTTCCTCTAAAGCCCCACGAGATATATTCGCAAGTACATCGTCAACTGACCTTCCCTGTACTCCTGCTTCTCCAGCAGCTACTCTACCTCTAGCAAGTAACTCTGCTTCTTGTAGGTTGGCTGCTATTTTTCTCTGGGCTGCTATTGTTTCTTCTTGCTGTTGTTGCATGTTTAACTGCCTATACTCAGACATTGCTGCAAATTTAGCCGCGTCTGCGTTAGCACTCGCTGCTGCTGCTTGCGCCTGATGTGACATAACGCCCTGAGCAGCTTGGGCTGCCATTACGTAGTAAACTGGGTCACACATTCTTTAATCCTCACAAATTGGTAAAAAGGAGCTTGCCCTACCCCATGTTTGTCATATAGACGAATAAACTTAAATCCTAGATGTTTTAGCCATTCTATAGCTACAGTGTTGTCCTTATGCACGTAGTTTATCAATAGAGGGTGTTTATCATTTGTTTCTTCTACCCATTGTTTTCCTATTTTAACTAACGTGATTGGTAGTCTTTCTAGTGCCTTTGTGCCTAATAACCAAGGTGCTGAAAACATACCATTGGGTACTACCCCAAACATACCAACTGGTACATCGTCCAACAAGACTGTATTACACTCTTGGGACATAGCGTGAGACAAAACTAGAGCTTGTAGTGGCGCGTAGCCATTGGACAATTCTAACTCTATTCTATCCTGTTCTCGCATATTCTCAGCAATTTCTTGGCAATCTGTAATGACACTAGGGACTATCTTAACCATTTTATATCCTTTTAGAACGTAAATGAATGAATCCTTCCCACTCTGCGCCTGTTATGGTACTTGGGAAGTGACTTGCGTTAGATATTTCTATCTGTACTGCATTCGCTTGAGACTGCACAGGTACTGTAAACGCACCTGACATCGCTTGCGAATCTGCTCCAAGGTCTTGGTCACTACCTAAAACTAAACCTGAGAAGTTATATCCAATAACATCTCTACTATTAAAGGTAATGTTATCTCTACCTGTTGCTGTTACTTTTACATCAAAGGTGTAAGTATTGACATAATCTATTAGCAATCTTCTTAGCTGAAATCTAGCTAACTTAACGTCATTTTCTTGGTCTTTATAGACTTGCTCTGATAGCTCGTACTTAAACGTGTAAGGGACACCAATGTATATTGGGTCAGCCGAAAGGTCAGCAGGGACTGAATCGACTACTTGGTTAGTAGCTTCATCTACCATAACATAATCACTACCTAAAGCTGTCTGGTAATCTGACAATCCTGTACTGCTATTAAAGTATCGTAATCTATCTAGTAGTGGTTTAGTAGCATCGCCTAGCTCTATCTTTTCTAGATATACGCTAGAGCCATATTGGACTAATACATACAAGTCTGTGTTGTTAAATGAGATACCCTTGACGTCACCATCAAACGTCCACTTAGACCATGAGGTTTGTACCTTACTATTATCTTGGTAATGCCACTTATATATGTATAGCTCATTTGTTGCACCTTGAGGTAGCACTGCCAGCATCTCTTCATTTGAGGAGGCTGCTAGAGTCTTAGCTCCTGTAGGTATGTACTTAGGTATGTGGTCAGTAATTGATATAGATTCTTTAATCTCTGTATCTACTGTTGTAAAGTATTCACGAATACCTGCAAAGCTTGTACCAAACTTAGTAGCAAAGTAAACGCTGTTTCCTGCACCTACTGGTTTAGCTGTAAGGTCACACTCATACCTTGTGGATGCGTCAATACTTACTTCGTTAGGCGTTAGTAGCTCTGTAGCTGACAATGTAAACTGAGTTATCTCAGAGAACATTAATAAGTTTTCTTGGAATGGTACAGCAGCTTTTAGTAACGACACTTCGTTCTGAGACACAGCCACATCAATAGGTGCTGAATCTAGCAAAGAACGCACTGTTGTTCTAAAGAAGTTTTGGAAGTTAGCTGTTTCAGAAAAGATTACATTTTCATCTGAAAGCACACCTAGTCTATTACGGAAAAAGAATATGTCAGCTATTTTCTTACCATAAAAACTAGGGAATGGGTTGGTGTCATCATCTCCTGCTTTACGCTCGTCATATACTTCTTGACCAAATGTAAAACTAAGGTCAGCGTTCTGCTCTAGTTTGTGTGGCATAGTAGCAGGGTCTAGTGCGTGATACACAGGAACACTAGGTCTAGAAGGTTGAGCACATTCTACCCAAGAACCACCAGAAGGTGTCCCTTCATAAGTCACATAAAAGTTATCTTCTCGTCTTGAGTTATCACCTATAACTTCAATCGTAAAGCCGTTGTCACAGTATTGAGGAAGGTCTGTAAAACTTCTACAAGTATCTTTGAAAGAGAAAAAGTCTTGGTTTCCGTTATCATCTGTAGCATAAGCATAGAAATCTCTAGTATCGTTCTCAGCTATGATAAAAGGAGACTCAACCATTCTTCTAGTTGTAAAAGCAGAAAAACCCGCACCAGTTAAGTTAGAAGCATTAAATGTGTTTTGATTGCTAAATACATCATCAGGGTCAGTACCTGTTACTAAAGTCCTACATAAATGCCCTGTTTTTCTAGCATATGCAGAAGAGGGGGCAGTTTGTAATTCCCCATGCTCGTAATAATCAGTAACACTAGTAAAAGAGTCCTGAAAAGTTGTCGCATCATCGTGCGAGGATACCATTAATCTATAAAACTTAGAATTATCTGCTGTTTTAAGGTAGAACAAAGCCTCGTAAGGTCTTTGGTTATCTCCACCTGAAGGCTCTAATCTATCTACATTAACTAATGTATTTACAATGTAAGTTTGGTCTGCGATAGATACAGCACGTAAATCTGCTGCTGTAGGTGCTACACCTGTATCTGTTTTAGCTAGATACTTTTGATTAGTAAACCCAGTATTAGTTTGCCTTGTACCATCTTGGTCAAAAATACTTATTTTAGGTAATGTTCCTGAGACATCTGTAGCATTAGCAGTGACTCCTGTCATATCAATAATAATAGTATACTGCTCTGCACTACTACGTACATAAGTATGTATAAATAAGTCAGAACCTAAGTCACTAGCATCTCCATGTTTTAAAGCAGCTAGGTATTGACTAGGTGGTCTTTTCTGTAAGCCATCCACAGTGTTTGACAGCCCGTTCTCTTGTACTTCGCCCTGCGTATTTAAACGTATGTTTGCAGGTTGCTGTGAAACCCCATTTAAGAAATGAGGTATTTTCTTAGAAACTAGAGCCATTACCATCTACCTCTGTGCTTGGACTTCTTTCAAGAATTCTGTAGGTACTGTAGTCATCAAAGATATTGTAGTTTCCATTATCAGACTCTGCTTCTTTCAGGTCTTGTAATGCTTGCGCTTCATCTGTTCTATTAAGCTGTGATAACCCTGCGTCACCTACAACTCTATCTTGGAATATTCTAGAAGCTCTTAGTGCTATATAATTACGTGCTACTTCTGGTAGTAACTCATAGTCTAAAAGAACCACAACATCTAACTTTAAATCTTTATCTACTACGTATGTATGATTTGATTTATCATAAATCTTAGAGCCTCTTTGTATGTACTCTGCATTGGATGTTCTGTACTTTTTGCAAGCTCTGTGCTAAATCAGCTCTGATAATATTAGCAGGTAAATCTATCTCTCCGTCAACATTAGGAGAAAAAGTATAATCGTATTCTGTGTTAAAATTCCAGCCTCTTGCTTGTACTTCTCGTGAGACATTATTAAGAATAGTCTCAGCAGTTTCAGCGTCAATCAACCCAGTAGCTAGACTGTTTACTGGTGCTTCACCAATAGTCGATAGCATGGTGTTGACAGCTTCTAATTTAGTAGTCGGAGATGTACTCATAATGTCCTCTTGGAAAAAATAGGGGCAACATTTGTCACCCCTAAAAGTTTAATTAACGATTTAGCTTGGGTCAAAATCGTCAGCAGCTAGGCTGCGTAAGCCAATTGCACAAGCAGGACGTAAGATGTTATGTCCCATTGCGTACTTAGCTACCATTAATGTACCTTGACGGTCAATTTGGTACTCAGACTCAACACCAAGGTCGAGCAACTTAACTGTTGCAGCCGCATCCTTAGTGAAAATCATACCACCAAAACCAGTACCTTGGTCAGCAGCATCGGCAGAAAGGTCGTTGTTGTCATAGTCAGCTTTATAAGAGCCATCTGCTGCACCGCCACGAATAGTAGCAGGGTCAGAGTTAGCTAATGTAGATGACTGGTCACCTGAAGGCATGTTGTTAGACATAAGAATCTTAACACCACCAACTTGTGGGACTTGACCAGATGCAATGCTACCAGAACCGTTGATATCTTGGTTCATGTAGTATAGGTTCTGAGTAGTTGGAGAAGTAGTATTAGTACCAAACATAGCATAGTAATACTCTGGAGAAAGTACACAATACTTCTCGCCAACAATGTCACGAGTCTCGAATTGCTCTAGAGCGCGGAAGATAGCTTGGACGATACCGTCACCTGTAGGTGTAGTACCAACGCCAGCGAAACCGCCACCTTTGCCTTCAAGGTCGTTAGTTTGACCTGCTGTAGTCATTGAAGCCTTAGCAAGTACACGGAAAATGTTACGGTCTGCTACGTTAGCTAGAGCGTTACCAATTTCCTTAGAGTAGATTGAACGTACATCGTAGTGATTCATAGCTTCGTCAATACGAGGAATGAATGTACTAGATACTAGCAAGTCATCTACAGTAACAGTGATTTCTTGGTGTGAAATCTTACCGCCTGTGATAACCTGACCAGCAGTATGGTATGCAGCAGTAGCTGTACCTGTAACAGGGAACTGTGCTGACTTACCGTTTTTGATTGTACGAACTCGGTGCAATGGCATAGCCACGTTTCGCTCTTGGAATGCAGTTAAGACTTCGCCCGCAAACAGCTTTAAGAATAAAGCACGCTGGTCACCAGCTTGTCCTGCTTGACCTAAGAGAGACGCACCATCAGAATACAGACTTGAGTCTGATGAGTTGTCAAAGATTGTAGTCATTTTTAAAAATCTCCTAATTAAATAAAATGATTGAATGTATGTGAATATTCTATTCAGTCACTCATTTAACCTTTCTCTAAAATTGTCCAGCGCACTGGGTAATAGTTACTTAGTTGCATGTATGAACTTGTTTAGAATTAATCTAATTTGCTACGCATTAACTTTGCAGCAACTTGTTCTCGGAACGCAGGGTCATTCTCATATCGAGGATTACCTATATCGACAGTAGCTTCTGCCCACGAACCGTATGCTCCACCTGACGTTGTTGTAGATTGTCCCTCAAATAATGAAGGGTCTGCGCCAGCGTCAGATTGGAATTTTGTTTGGAGTCCTGATAGTGCTAACTGCACTGTACCTAAGTCTCCTGAATCTATAGCGTTATCATAAGCCTGTATCTCAGCTTCTGATAAGTTTTCTGATGCCCAAGATAAAATCTGTGCGTAATTATCTTGACCACCTACTTGTTCAAATATTGAAGATTGGAAGTTATTAACCAAGGCTTCTTGACCTTGAATCCAACTATCAACTAATTCTGGTGGGAAACCGTTTTCATTCAGAGCTTCATATGTCTCATCTGATAGTCCACCATTCTGTGCGTACTCAGCTTGCATGGCATTGAAGTCCATACCAGCTTCTGTAATAACTTGTTCTACTTGTGAAGAGTCAGGTATTTCGCCTTGCTCTTCATATTCTACTTCTTCTACCTGCTCTTCTTGTCCTTGGCTTCCCAGCTTCTGTTCTAGGTTTTTATAAGCCTCTGCCATTTGTTCGACAGAGCCAAACTTTTCTGGTAGCCATTCAGGACGCTCGACAGGTGAGTTAGCTTTCTCTAGCTCATCTGCTTTTTGTAGCATCTCTTCTACGTGTTCTGCACTCTCTACAGTATCTTCATTCATTTCTTCGTGTGTCTGGATATTGTCCATTCTATTGTCCTCGTTGAGTTACTTCTTAACTTTAGTAGAATACTTTTTACCTTTAAAAGTAAAAACATCTTGTTTATCTCTTCTAGCATCCGCAAAAGCCTGTTCAAAGTCTGTCAGGTTTCTTTTCAATTGGCTAGAATATTCATTTCCAACGATAGTTTTCTCAGCTACCTTAGCCTTTTTAGAAAACGATTGACCAGATTTTTTAATAGCTGCTGCTCTATCTGCTGCTGTGGTGCTACCTCCAGTTTTAGGATTTTCAGATGTTTGAGGCTTTTGAGATGCCTTAGCTTCTTGCATCCTTTTATTTTTACCTGCTGCTGCTCCGACACCTGTTGCTACTACTCCTGTTGCTGCTGCTCCTGCTGTAGCTCTTGAGGCTGTCTTTCCAGCTTGGAATTGAGCCGCAGTGGCTGCATTAACTTTTCCTTGTGCTTGCCCTCCAGCTTTTTGTAATTGTTTATTATACAATTTTACGCTGGCTGTGTCCCCTGCTTTTTGGGCTGCATCTCTTTTTGCTTTTAATTGTGCTATATTATTTTTACCAATCTTGCTAAATTGAGATACTTTCTTACCAGCTTTGTATGCCTTATATCCTAATCGAATAGCATTAAATGCTGCCCCTGCTGGAATAAAGAAACTAGCTACTTCAAGAGCTTTAATCATATCTCTTTTTACAGCATCAGTCCCAGTTTTATAAGTACCTTCTTTTATTTCTTCAAGTTTGTTTTGCATGCGCTTTTTCTTTTGCGCGGTACTAGGTTTGTTAGGGTCTAATGCTTTTATAGAATTTTGTAATCGTTCTATTTCTTTTTTCTTTTCTGCTGCTGTCACTATTCTTCCTCACTTGGTTGTTGGTTTTGACTATCAACAAAACCTTTAACAGCAGGGGATACACCTTTCTCCATCATACCTGCCATCTGTTGTTGTTGCATTGCAGCCTGTGCTTGCATCTGTTCAGCTTGCTTCTGCTCTTCGCTCTTAACAAGACCGCCAGTATCAATACCTAGTGAAGCACCAAGTCTGTCAATGTAGTCATTAATATTTAATTCTTGTGCTACTACCTGCGCTCCTAACGGTTGTAGGTACTGTAAGAAAGCAGCCAGTTTCGTCAAGTCTTGTCCCCGACCTAATGCTTCTAAGCCTGTAACAATCTGAGGCTTAAGAGTATCTTTAGGGAACTTAGGCATCTTACGTGCCTTTTCCATACGCGCCAAGAGAATCTTAACCAAGGGTAATTGGAACTCTTGCGAAAGCACTGAGTAGATACCACCGATAGCAGTCTCTAACTCCTGTGCCATAAATCTTACTTCTTCTGCGGTAACGCGCTCTGCATTACGCTGTACTGAGCTATTCAATAAGAATGCAAAGGACAACCGAGCTTCTACAGTCTGTGCTGTTCTTTCTGCTACAGCTAGGTCAGCACCTTTCTGTACCTGTAGGGCTTGTACGTCATTAGAGTCACCATGCACAAACGCACCATTAGGAGCATCTGCAAGTGTCTTGAGTTTGGTTGAGCCATTAGGACGGACTAAGAATACTAACTTGGAGCTTGCTGCACTACCTTCTACGATAGCTCTAGTTAAACCTTCAAGTGTTTTTAAATCGCCAATATATTCCTCAACGAAACCCCGACCATAATCTTCACCATCAATGGCAACGAATCGAAGTGCCATCCAAGGGAGTTTATCTTGAGTATAAGACCCTTGGCTGTTGGGGATAAGAATGCCATGTACTTCTTGATGTATCTCAAATTTCTTTCCAACTTTCTTAACACAAGTATATAAATCACATTCTTTCTTTGAGCCTTGGTCTACATATTCAGGGTTTTCTATTAAAGACTTCTTAACCTCTTCAGGTAAGTTATCATAAGCAACAGTTTCTTTTACAATAATCTTTTGTATGTTGCCCATTGTATCACGCTTTACTGCGTATCTATCAATACGGTAAACTTTCATACCACCCTTTGGCGGTAAATAGACTAGAGCGTTACCTGCTACTATCAATTGCTTTATTGCTTCAAACGCTGGTACACGTATAGCACTTGCCTCTATCTCCTGTTGCGCTGACCTTTCGATTCTAGCCAGTGCCTCTTCAACTTGCCCCCTTGCTTCCGTACCAGCTAATTCTGCTAAATCAAAATCATCTATAGTAAGACGGAAGAAAGGAGAGTTGGGAGGGAGAAGAGTGAGTAGGAGCTTAGATGCTAAATTATTAACACCTCTTGCCCCTACTGATTGATATGGCGTATAATAGTCTGTCGAGCCTGTATGCCCTGAAGGGGGCAACAATGTTGGAATAGTAAGCTCCGCAGCTAAACGACCACGTGTCAGGAAGGCTTCTCTGTCAGCAGCCATGTTTCCGTATGTATTAGCTAGTGACATTTGATTATCGTGCATGGGATTTCCTATGAGTTAATCTTTAATCCTGAGTTGTTACTTTGTCCTGCTATCTGCATACCCCCAGAACCTCTACGTACTCTTCCACCTGTGCGCGTTTTCTTTCTACGCTCTGCCTGTGTGACGGCTGGCTCTAACTCATCTGGTGGCGGTAATGGCTTAGGCGGCGGCGGTGGCGGCTTATCTGGTTTTGGTGGGCTGAATATTCCTCCACACATATTTACTCCTCGTCATCTCTGTTTATTGATATTAAGTAGTCAATTACTGATTGCTGCCCTTGCAGGTAGCTTACTTCTTTTTCAGTTATATCACGTTTTGGTATCTGATTTGGAAACTTTTCGTCCAAAATTGCTATAACAAACTCAGGAATTACTACATTTTTGTTTAAAATATTCATAAATTCTCCTAATAGGGGGTGTTTACAGTACAGTCAAGCTAAGAAGAACACATCATACATTCGCCTGTCGAGCCTTGAACGCCTACTTTTGTGTTCAAATAATACAGACTTTTAACGTATGGAGCTAGTGCAGCTTCTTTATGAACTCTAGAAATATACGACTCAGGTACATCATCACCAAAGAACAAGTTAAGTGATTGCCCTTGGTCAATATACTTACCTCTGTCATCAGCCAGTTTAACTAACCAAGATTGGTCTATCTCATATGCAGTCTTGAATATCTTTTGTTCCTCTTCTGAGAACAAGTCATTACCTTGTATTGACCCGTTGTTCTTTTTAATTACTTGGATATTCGCTTCGCTGTCTATATTCCTAGTCTTCATTAGGTTGAGTAGCTCTGGATTCATTCTGTAAATGTCTCCTGCTGCCGTTTCTTGAGTAAACACGTTAGCTGTAAACGGCTCGATACCTTGGCTAACTCCTCCTCCTACTAAAGCAGAAGTGACATTAGGAGCTACCGCCATTACTGTAGCGTTGTGATAGAAAGCCCCAGCTTGTCTAGCTTTACTAAATACTTCTTGAAAGAATACTTTATTAAATACCATTGCAGGTAAACTCTCTACTGCCATCTTCTTTTTCTGTAAGTAGGATGTAAAGCCTAATACACCTAAACCTAACGCTCTGTATCTCTCAGTAAACTTCTTAACCCTTGCCATGCCTGAGTAGCGTTCCATGTTATCTAGGTAACTATCTACAACAGCATTTAGGAACAAGACACAATCATGGATAAATGTTTCGTCATCTTCCCACTCATCGTATGTGTAAGCATTGATAGATGATAGGACACAACTGAAAGTCTCTTCTTTAGTAGAAGGTAAGAATATCTCTGTGCATAAGTTGCTGGCTTTGATGTCAGAATTAAACTTAATACCTAACTCTTTAGCGTGCTTGTTGGCTTTGTCTGTAAATATAAAATATCCTTTACCTGTCTGACAGCGTACCTTGAGGAGACGCTTCCAGATAGCTCTACTGTAATCATCACCTAACTCTAGCTTGTTAATAAACTTATTAGGAATGATGTAACCTATCTGTAATCTCTTAGGATTAGCTAAGTGATAATCAAGCACCTCTTCGATGTCTCCATGAGTAACCTCGATATAGAATGCAGTAGCCCCTCGTCTAGTAGAACCCTGAGAAACACTACTTACTGTCTGTAGCATCTGCTGGATTACAGGAAGTACACCGTCTGCAATACCTTCGTTATCCCCGTAGCTTTCGCCTCTAGGTCGTATGTTTCCTAGATAACAAGAACATCCATGCCCTGTCTTAGTTAGCATAGCTGCTTCATGGAATGCAGAGTAGAAGCTGTCAATACTATCTTCGATGTAAGAACCTGAGCAAGACACTGGTAAGCCTCGCTCTGTTCCCATGTTGGCTAGTACAGGTGTGCTAGGTACTAACCAGTTTTTCCACATCATCTCGTAGAATCTTTGTTGTAACTCTTGCTCACTTCTACATGCCGCGTCTAAATGTACAGCCCACTTTGCAGCTTCTCTCGACACACGTAACAAGGCGAGTGTGAAGCATTCATCTTTGTATGCTAGTTTGTCTTTGTACATCTGATAGCCCCCTGTAGTCATCCATGACGGGGCTTCGCCTCTGCGTTGGGCTTCTTTACGCTCACTTGAGAGCTTCTCGTATAAATTCACCAGCTTAATTCTCCTTCTTTCCAGTGTCTGCTGTAGTTACTTGATAGAGTAACGAAATGGTCTGTAGCTTTTGCACCTGCTACATCATCGTAAAACCAACTGAAGTCTTCTACACAATTATATAAAGGCTTCATATTTAATTGTGATAGACATACATCAATTCTGTGTTGCACAAATTTTTCTAAGTAATCCTGAGTGATGCCTTCTATCTCACCTTCGCTAAAAATCTTAGTGATGATTAACTTCTCATGTTCAAATAAAACTTGGGCTGCTTTCAATACTTCTACTTCTAACTCATGCCACTTGTCGCTTGAGTGTTGTGAAGGTAACATATGAATCTCTTTACAAGTCTCTCGGAAAACCCAAGCCCCTGCCTCACTGTGTAAATTCTCATCGCGTACTGAAAAATTAATTCCACTCACGACCTGCGGTATCAAATTTTTTCCCTGTTTTTTGAACGACTTTAAGAACCCAAACGATGAGTATAGAATCGCTCCCTCAACCAAACTGAACACAGCTAATGATAACAGACCATCAAACTTTTTTGAAGTAACGTACTTGTCGATAAACTTCATACGCTCTTTCAACGTCTCGTCTTTCTTCCATGAATTATAGAAGTCAGGCGTGTTCAAATGCAAGACCTCATTAATTTTATTATAAAAGGGCGCATGGACACACAACTCAGTCTGTGAAAACTGCGCTCCTAGTCGTTGGAACTCAACACGAGGGTACATCTTTTGGAATCTACCGCCCCAATATTCTCCTCCTGCTATTAGCTCATACTGAACAAATAGCTTTAACACCTCAAGAATGCCGTGTCGCTCTGCTGGTGTTGCATTTACTTTTAAATCGTTAATATCATCTTCAACGGCTATCTCTTTTGCTGTCCACGAGATATCTTGTTGTCGCTCTTCATACTCCAATGCTTTAGGATATTCGACAACGTAGCCATCGCTCTTACCTTTAATTCTCATTATGCTCCTTTCATGGTTTCCAAAGTGTTATTGTTTTAGTTTCAAAGTTATACTCACCATGTCTAAGTATCCTTGCAAGTCTGGCATTCTCTAACGCTACCTTCTCAGATAGCCCTTGCTTTTTATACTCTTTAACGATTGCCTTCCAAGGGTCACCAAAGTATCCTAGCTCTAGTACCTTGTCTGCTTTCTTGTCTCCTACACTCGGACAACCTTTATAGTTATCTGTAGAATCACCTGTCAATACCTGCTTATAGAAAGCATAGTCTGCTGCTTCCTTGCTTATCTCTACAATCTCACCATCTATCAAGTGCATTGCAGGGACAGTCCTCAAGTCTTTATCAATACTCCAGATTATATACTTAGCTAAATTACTGCTACCTAATAAACCTAGAACATCATCAGCCTCAAGTGCTGGTTCTATCTTACCATTGTATGCCTCGAACATATAGTCTTTAGCAAACTTTAGTAGTAAAGGCTTACGTGTATCCTTCCTGTTAGCCTTATAGTATGAAGCTACAGATTTACGAAAGTTTTTGTCACCTGTAATACATGATATTACTTCATCGCACCCAGACTGTTCCTGTAACTTAGAAACATCAGCGTCTATCATACGCCTAACATCATCTTCAAATGCGTGTAGTGTCCACAAACCTTCACCCCAGTTTACTGGATTCTCTGAAGCTGCCGCAGCCTTAAACGCAACAATGTCTGCATCAATCAATAGAGTCGTCATCGTCTTCCATACCTCTGTGTATTTCTAAACCTTTCTTAGCAAGAGCGTACTCAATCATTGTAGTGCCAAACAATCTAACACCAAATGCTATAGACACAAACGTAACAGCTATCATAACTATCCAATTAAATACACTACATTCCATTATGACTCTCCTTTGAATGCTTTAATAACATCACTTGAGAATAGCTTCTGTAAATTTAAAAGGTACATCTTACTTGCATTATGGTCACCGCCACGTACTGATTTCTTTTTATCTAAGTTATTAATAATCTTCTTGAGATTATCAACTTCAAACACTAGCGTTGCAAATGTAGTATCACCGATACATAAATTATGAAACCAGTAGTCTGCCTCTGTTGCATTAATTCCTGAAGGCTTACCATAACTCTCGTACTCAATAGCAATGTTCCCTGTTCGTTGCCAGACATCTCTTTCTGATTTAACTTCAATCTTTTTGTCTTGTAACATCTCAGCTATACGTTGCTCTCTGACTTGACCATAAGCTAGGTCTAAATCAAACTTCTTTCTATCTGCCTTAGTGGGTGTCAGCCCAGCTTGCTCCGACTTTGTATTCGCTGTCGAGCTTGCATTTGAAGTCGTAGTATTGCTCTGTTCTTCTGATAGCTTCTCTTGTGATTTCACCGATAGTCTCCTGTAATCCATCGCGGATTATTATTTGTACCTCGTCATGAACAAACGCTACAATGTAAGCATCGTCTTTCGATATTCCCTTATCACGAATCATCTGTTCTATTGTCGCATACCATCTCTTACAGATTATAGCACCACAACTTTGAAGTAATGTGTTTAGTGCAGCATGTGGATGTCTAATAGGTATGGCTCGTTTATCTAAACCTAATACATACCCTGTAGATGCCTTCTGCTTCACAGCGTTTTGCAGATATTTTAGTGCAGGTGTTTTATCAAGAAAGCGTTTTTTAATTTGACCACCTTCTCTTTGCCCCTTACCAATAATCTGCCCAATCTTTTCATTCCCTGCTCCATAGAGGAATCCATAAATAAAAGTCTTAGCTTGAGGTCTAGTTTCCAATCCTGCTGCAAGCTGGTTTTTTGTGTGGATGTCTCCTTCAAGAATTTCCTTTTCATATTCTCCATCGTCATATCGACTCATGTAATGTGCCAGACATCGTAGCTCTAAACCACTAGCGTCTGCACCTAATACTTTAAATCCTTCAGGGGCGCGGAAAAGCTCTCGACATTCTTTGCCGTACTCTGCGCTCAGTGAAGGTACTTGTGCTACGTTAGGATTGTTGTGTGTACAGCGACTCGTTACTGCGCCCATATGATTCACACGACCATGTATCCTTCCTTCTTTCTCTAGCTTCAACCATCCTTGCTTACCTTCTCCTAACTGACCTACTCTTTTATTTAGCATCAGATACTCAGTCAAAAGTTTCGCAATCGGTAAGTCAATATTAGCCAAAATTTTTTCGTCTATTTTTGGGTCGCCTGAATTAGTAAACTCAGTAGGCTTCCATCCTAGCTTCTGTAGCCTGTCCCCAATCTGTTGTCGTGATGCAGGATTGAATGGTATGACCTTTGTTTTTGTCTTCATCTCAACCACTGTAGGCTCTACTTCATCGACTAGCTTATTCCTAATCTCATCCTTACGTGCTACGAGCGTAGAGTATAACTCTTGAGCTTTTTGCACATCAAATGGAAAGCCAGTTTGCTCCTGAGCTATCATTAGCTTATGGATTGTATGCTCTAACTGTAAAGCGTCATGCGAAAAATTCTTAGCCTGTATCCTAGCTAGTAACTTTACATTTAACTCTACATCCTGCTGGCAGTAATCCAACATCTCATCTGTTAGCTCTTCCCAAGCGTTTTCAGTTTCACCATACGTACCTTTACTAAACTTAAGTCTCTGCCCCCAAGCCTTCAAAGAGTGTGAACCTATCAGCCTATCTTCAACTGTTCTGTTCTTTATATCTAGCTCTTTTAGGTTAGACCAGATAGTACGAGAAGCTACTAGGGTATCAAACACATCACCATTGTAATCAAAGTCGTACAGCTTTTTAAGTACGGGTAAATCGAAACCTACGATGTTATGTCCACTAAGAGTTATCCCTTTACTCTCTGCTTGTTTAAGATATTCAAGTCCTTCATGTATGTCAGAGAATCTAGCGACCTCTTTAGTTATTACATCTTTAGCTACAAGACAATGAACTTTGGTAGCATCATCGAATAGTCCATCTGTTTCAATATCAAATACAATCATTAGTGTATCTCAACGTCTTCGTTATCCAGTCGTTCCTGTTCATACCACACTTCAAACTCTTTTATTGGCGGTATCTCGTCTGCTCTGTCCAAGACCTTAAGTAAACCACACAGTCTCTCATAAGCATGTTTAACATCTTTATCAAAATAGTCCTGTGCCATCTTCTTGCATCCTCCCAGTATCTTTGTTGTAAGTCAGAGCAGTGCATATCCCTGTCTCTCCACTCCACCGATTCTTGAGAACCCTTACGGTTGTCTCGTTGGGGTTATCGCTTTGCTGATTACGCTCAAGTCCTATTACCATGTCGCTTAACTGAGCGATTGCTGCTGAACCTCTTAACTGTGATAAGGAAGTCTGGACACCTTCCTCGTGTCCTTTATCACCCGAAGGTCTTTTTAAGTGCGACACAAGTAGCATACCACATCCAAGCTCTTCTACAAGACTACGTAACTTAGTCATTGTATTGTCGATTGCTCTACGCTCATCACCATCTTCAAGTCCTGACACTACAATTGACAGGTGGTCAAGAATTATGTAGTCACATTCACAACCTCTAACAAGGTATCGTATCTTCGATAACAAGTTGTCGCTGTCAGTAGAACCAAAGTGGTCGTACAAGTAAACTCTACCAGTACCTAGCGTAGCATCGAATGCTTGCTTCATCTCTTGGCTGTCAGCATCGTGGTCTTCAAAGTGTAGTATCTTGTTTATCTCGATACTCATCAGTCCTAAACCAGTACGCTTAACACTTTCTTCAAGAGCAATATAACCAATGGTACGACCAGCCTTAAGCAAGTGGTAAGCAATCTCACGCGTCATCAGAGACTTACCAATACCTGAACCAGCAGTGATAGTAACTAGCTCACCTTTACGACACCCTCTAGTCATTGTGTTTAGACCTTCAAAAGGGTAAGGGGTACTATCAACAGAGTTTTGTGTTGTAATAGCTTCCCATAAGTCTTCACCATTAAGGATACCATCAGGGCGGTGGCTCTTAGCACTCCACACAGCATCAACAAGCTCTTTGACTTTACCAGCCTGAAGCATATCGCTGGCATCTTTCAAAGGTAACTTTGCAATCTTAGCTTTACTAGGGCTAAGTAACCCAGCACAGTCCATAGCTGCTTTTTTGCCTACGTCATCGTTATCCAACATGAAGATAACGCTATCAAATTTTTCGAGCCATTCTAGGCTAGATTTGATATCACGCTTAGCACCTGCCGCGCCACTGCGTAAGGATACGACAGCCCATTTGTTTCCAAAGGCTTGTGACAAAGATAGAGCATCAAGCTCACCTTCGACAACCGTAACCATCTTACCGCCATCACGCCATAACCACTGACCATAAAGTCCTGCACTCTTCATCTCACCTTTTACAGCGAAAGTCTTGTTAGGGAATCGTAGCTTCTGAGCGACTGTTACACCATGTTCATTCTTATGATTAGCGATATGCACCTTACTGTTATCAATAGTGCCTACCTGATAATCCCAGAACCTACAAGTCTCTTCAGATATTTTACGTTTACCTAGCGATGTGTAAGAACCTTCAAGAAAGTTTGTAATGGTTTCTTTCTTAAATACTTCTGTCACTTCTTTTTCTCCATACGTTTCACACGCAAAACAATACGTGTGTCCATCAGTATACAAGCTATTTGCATCTGATGAACCACACTTATCGCATGGAATGTGTTTTAAGAATTCACTATCCATTCTTCAGGTATCTCTCCTTCTGCCCACTCAAATCCATACTTAACAGCCCATTCTTTACAGGTCATCTTAGTGCCGTCCTTACGTCTCTTAGCACCTTGAACTGTTGAGCTACCTTTTTGGAATAGAAAACGAATGTCTAAATCAGGGTGTTGTTCCTTCATACTACGCATCTTACGTTGAGCATCCTGTCTGAAATAACCTTTGACCTCAATGTAGATGTTTCCAATCAGCAAGTCTGGAACATACCCTCTCTCGACTACGTAGGGAAACTTACATGGTTCATATTCGTAAGTAACCCCACGCTTGTCAAGATTAGACATGACTCTAGCTTCTAAGCCTGACCTAGAAGTCGTCATCAGATTCTACAGTTTCTGCCGTATCAAACGATGGTACGCTTGCAGTCTCTTCCACTGTAAAACCTTCTTCATCTTCAAATGGGTCTTTACCATACGACACCAAGTTAATCACCTGTAATGCCTTTAGGCGTAGAGATAGACCTACTTCTTTTGCACTAGCATTGTAGTAAGCGAATGGCTCAAATGCTACCTTACCTATAGAACCATTACCAATGAGAGTGTCAGCTAGGATTGGATTACGCTTGGCATCTACGACAGCTACCTTGTTGTCATACACCTTACCATCCTTGGTACGAATCTTAGCTTTAGTCTTGAATCTCATCTTGACTTCACCTGTCTCATCACCAGCCTCATCATATACAGGCTGATAAACAGGACGGCTGGTCAGAACTTTCTTTAAAGCAGGTTTAGCTTTCACTTCACTTGCTATACGCTCTTGAACTAAAGTATCTAGTTTCTCAGCCATCTGTACTGCTTCTGATTCAGGTAGTAGTACATCTACTTGATATACACCATCTGCATCAAACTTAGTGTTAGGTGCATGGACACTTGGGTACATCAACTTACCTTTAATAATATTCAAAGTTATATCTCCTTTAGTTTATGTATATATGGAAACCCTAGGGGGCGACCAATAGGGGGTGTTTAGGCGAAAAAGTAATCACTATCCAGTATCTCATTGATATTAAAAGAACCTTTCGCAGGTGGTACAGGTATCTCAATGTGAGGGAACTTGACTACAGCACGCTCATACAACTGCTCCAACACATCGTTGTTAGAATACATCTTAACATACTCTTCACGTAGGATGTGATTTAATTTACCCATGTTCGGTGAGTGAGTAGCGTAGCTATCATGTACCATCGCAAAGCTCTTGATACCCTCATCCAAACATCTGTTTACACAGAATGTGAGCGCAGCAGCGTCCAGTGAGTGGATGTAGTTAGGGCTAGACCCTTGTGAAGACTTACGCTTGTTGACAGTGTTATCAATCTGTTTGCGGAAGTTTAGCTTCAGGACACTACCATTGATTCTAGTCTCAATTCTGAACTTCTTAGTGTTTGGGTACAACTGTCTAACCAAGAGGTTGGTAGGCGTCACCCATTCAAACGGTTCATTGTGGTCTGAGTATATCTTCGATAGCGTCTGGACATAATCCATAACCTGTCGTGCTGAAGAGACAACTTCACTGATAGCCTCCCATACGTGACCAGCAATATACGTACCAAGCTCAAAGTAATCTCCCTCACCATGACGCTCAATGAGTGACTCGATGATGTAGTCACGACAACTGAACAAAGTCCCTGCATAGGGTACAATCATAACAGGACGCTTGGTTATCTTTCGGTCAATACCAAGAGTCAGGGCTTCCACAGCCAACTCATTTCCATTCTCAGCATCTTTTGTTATGAACTCGATAGCTCTATTAGCTACATCCGCGTAAATGTCTTGTGGCGAATCTGAAGCGGCTAGGTTAACGCTTTTAGCGGCTTCACTATCACGCATGATTGTAGCTAGGTGCTGTAACCCATTACATGAGCCGTCAGTGGCGCAGGGCAGGTACGACATCAGTGAGCCTTGCTGTTTATACTCAGCCCACTCAAAACAAAAGGCTAGGAACTGCCACGCCTTATCTGCACCTACCCACCACGTGTTGTTCAATGGGTCTTCAGCGCATGCAATGATGTTATCGGTGTTGAACTCAGTCCATAGCTCGCGCTCTGTCAACGTCACTTTATCCACGCCATACTGGTTTGCACCATGAATAGCTAGGTATTTAGCGTCCTCTGCCGACTCAATTAGCATACCATCAGCAAACTCTAGGCACGCCTTACCGTGGTCAGCTACTTGAGGTGACAGGAATGACTCGACAGGGTACTTGCGACCACGAAAATCCATCTGCCATACAAAATAGAATCGCTCGTACTTCATGTAGTCCTCAATCAACTGGATGGTACGCTCAATCTGGATACGTCTGGACATAGACTTGGCATTGTGAGTGTAGACAGCATTCCGAGCTTTCTTAAACTCTCGAAACTTAATCAACTCAACACCTTCCAACTGGTCAGGCTGTTTATCGAAAGGATACGCAGGAGGCTCTAAGTTATCACGAGGAGGTAGTTTACCCCATGACTGCCCACTGTCCCACGCTTCACGTAGAACTTCAGCGACACGCTTGTTGACGCGCCATGCTGTGTGTTGAAGTGCATTGATACACTTGAACTCAGCACTCAGGTCTTTTTTAGCTAGGTCGTCTAGATACTCTTCGGCTTTACTCATACTAATTCCTAATTATGTACCCGAATAATGGGTAATTGATTAATGTGACTGCTGTGATACCCACCCTCAAAGATACCTGTCCAATCTTTTGGAGGTATGATGCAAGGTGAGTAGCGAGGCAGCCTGTTTTCGTTAGCTTCGTTGAATGCTTTTATCCAGTCCAAGGTATCCTCAGTGGCTTCGAGGTAGGTAGTGGTTTTACCGCGCTTCATTACCCACTTACGTAGCTTGACAATACCTGTTTTCTGGATGATGACATCAATCAGCTTGATTCCCACATGGACACGCTCTTCTGCTGACCATGTTTCGATGTCAGGGTGTAAATCATTTATCTTGTGGTTCAACCCATGACGCTTGTGGTTGAAGCCAGCGTTCGATTTACGATTAGCTTGGTCAATCAGTGACAATGCCCCACGCCCTTCACGCTCGACAAACTCATCGAGACGCTTTTGAATCTCTGCGTGTATGCCACATAGCCTCGCCACCTTTAACAATGGGTAACGCTGACTTATGCTGTCAACTACAGTGAGCAGAGCAAGGTAGGCTAACTTTTCAGCGTGCATACCCTGCAACTTCTTGTATGCTATTGAACGCCCACTGGTTTCGGTATCAATTACTTCCTGAATACCCTCTGCCACTGGATGCACAACACCTGCAATGATAGCCCGTCCATGCTTAGTGTTAGACTCAATACCCTGACCTTTTAGCTTAGTTAGGTTTTGATAGTAGCGATTAATACCAGACTGAACCATCTGCATCTCAAGCTCAATCTGGTCATCTAATGTAGCCACTAGTGTAAGTCCAACTCTGATTCATCGATATATTCCATGATGTATTCTGCGGTGGCAATCGCCTGATTCACGCCCCATACACACTTAGGGAATATACCTGTAGCACTACAGTAATCCCATGCAAGGCTTTCACTGTCGTGTTCACCCAAAAAAGTAACCATGTCATCTCTATCAACTGCAAAATATTTCATAATATCTCCTATTTCCACCAATCAGGTACAGGACGGTCAGTCCAACACGCAATATGGCGTTTCTCGTTTAAGTAGTAGTCTCGGTACGCATCAACTGCACACTTCGTTTTGTACTGCTCAGGCATTGCCTGTGGAAAGTCAGTCATGTGTTTAGAGACTGTGATGTTACTAGGTGGTGTAGCTAGTCGGTCTAGTAATTTGGCGCACCCATGCACTCTACCATATCTGTGTGTGTACTCACGTAAACATTCGACAAAGTAGGCATACAAGTGCATGTAGTTACTACTGTTCTCACGCGCCCACTTGGTGCATGGATGGTTTTTGTGGGCAGGTTTATACAAATCATCCTGCTGACCATCAAGCACTTGGTGAGTGGTACAGAGCATTTGAGCATACTCAAGCGGCATCTTGACTACGTGCTTATCCATGTAATCACGCACGCTCATGTATGGTAGGTGTTGTAAGAAAAATATGTTCATACCTTTGGTTTCCCTCGTAATTCATTCAATCTAAATGTAATGTATTGCTGGGCTTTTAACAAGTCTTCTTCCTCATTACCCTTGAACCCTGCTCTACTCAAGTATTTAATGGCGTTGCCCCTCCAGAACTCCATGTGCATGACAAAATCAATTGTCTCCACACCCCATTTTTTGTAGTGCTTAGGCTGTTCTACTACATTCCCAAAATCATCTTGTATCATTGTAAGATTCCTATTTAGTATATTCTATTTTACTGATTATCTTGCCTATGAATTGAGCCAGTATTGTGGCACTGTTGGTATGCTCGAGCTGCTTTAATTTTAAGATTGTGTAGGTACGCTCAGTTACGTAGTCAGTACAATCAAGACGTATTGAAACATCTGTCATTATCAATTCAAAGGTATCCAGTGAACAGCGATTAGCTTTATCAATAGCGTTATTAATTATTTCAGTATGTTGTTTATTTAATATCATTTTACCACCATTATTAGTCCTAAGTTAGCCACAGGTGTACCCAAGATACACCACAGCGAGAGATAAATCACCTTTTATCCACTGCTCAATTGACACGTAGGCGTAGACAAAAGTTACCAGTGTGACTAACCAACTACTCATCGTTATACCTGACACGCTGGATGTGACGCTCGGCTTCAAGCAATACGATGTTGCGCTCAAGCTCCCCAAATTTCAAGGCGCGTGTAATAAACTCACGCACCCATTGCATCTCTTTTTTAGCCTCGCCAAACTCTAGAGCATTCTCACCCAGCTTTTCACCCATTGCCTTTAGCTCACTCATCTCATATAACATAAGTCCTCTCTATTCTATTATTTTTGTTTCAGTAAAAAACCCTTGCGGATGATATTCACGCCACTCACATTCTACCTTATCTTCGGTTTCAATCCATACCTTTGCGCCGCATGACAGTGGTTTAGTAGGTGAATAAATCACCTTAGTAGTGCCATGCACTGTAACTTCGTGACAGTAAGTGTTCGACTTAGAAGTTTTAACGGTGATACAAGGTTTCATCTCGCCGTTCTTATTATTGCTTCTAATTACGTGCTGGTTTACGTGTATTCGTTTAATCATGGTAAAACGAATAATCATGGTAACACTCCACCATACAGTCTAAGACGCTCTCATCACTGTCTAAGATTCCAGACTCATGTGCCAGCTTGTTAGCTTCGGCAATAAAGGTGTCATAATCAGAATACTCACCTTCAAAAGTAGCTGACCCGTACTCAGTCTCGTATTCAATAAAATAATGTTTCATGTTTACTCTCCAGTTAGTTTGTGTGGTCATTATACTCACCCACCCACCCCCTTTGTATATATCCCAAAAGAGATAGATAGAAAGTTTTGCTCGGCAGGGCAGACAGTCCATAGTATTTTTTTTACAAAAAAATTTGAGCAGTTTTATATCATGCTCAGGATTCTCGGAGTACATCAATCAATGATTGACGATTGTTAACTATTATACTTGAACAACAAAACCGCTTGTATCTTTTTTAGCATCACCTTTGGCAAATAAACTTACAATTACTTGCTTACCATCCATGTGGCGAACGTCCGAATCATCTCCGCTAACCACTGGTAATCCTTGAAAGGTTTTCGGTATTCTTTCTTTATGTGAGAATACTACAGCAATACGGTTTAGGTTTTTATTTGCCTTGGCTTTTTGTACCGATACTTGGTATGTATCAACGCCCGAATAACTGAAAGTTAAATCGTAGTTTTTTGGGATGTTTTTACGGGTAGGGATTTTGGTATAATCGTAAAATTGAACATTTGGGAACAGCTCAAAAATAGTACAATTATATTTTTTTATAATGATATTTTCCCAAACTATATCGCTTGTACCGTTAAGTCGTACCAGTGGCGTTAAATTTTCGCGCTCCGACTTGCGTATTAATGCGCGGATTGAGTATTCTAAATCAATTAGAAAGTCCTCACGCTCATATAAAAAACGGTGTGTCTTATGTATACGTGCTTTCTGGACATTAGAAAACTTACCGCGACCAGCAGTATATAAACATGCCTCGCGACATTGTGCATGTTTCGCCATTGGGCAAACATTATAACCGCTAATGTCAGACGGTGCTAGGTACAAGATACCCGTTAAAAACCCTTTTTTTGTGCCTTTACTTGTTTTACTATCTGCATTAATTGACAAAATGTTTTTCATTGTATTTCCTCCGATTGATTAAGGTGGACAGTTTAACATGTTGTCCAGCATGCGGAGTATTCCGATTATATGCGCGGCTCGAATATCTGGATTCTAGCATATTTATTAGCAACATGTAAAAGCGAGTTTTTAGGGAATCGCTCTATAAATTCAGATTTACATGCCACCGACACACGGAATCTATACCCGTTAACAGTGATAAAAAATCCAACACGGTCGGTACATTCTGAAATCTTAGCGTGTGGATATTCCTTAGCGAATCGCTCACGTAGGGCGGCTAGTTCTTTTGTGCTTTTGTGGGACTTTTTAGCGATACCCGCAAGACGCACTAGTTTTAGAACATTGTTGATTGTAGGCTTTTTAGCGCGTAAAATTAAAACTTTGATTTTGTTTAACATTGTCATTATCTCCGATTGATTTAGTTGACATGGTTAGTATCTCAAAATCACCATAATCGGTACATACCCCAAAAGAGATAGACACCCAGCGCAAATGGGATATACGCCAAACGCCCATAGTAGATAAGTCCATAGGACAATATCCATAGTAGCATATTAGAATATACTAATATACTAAATAACCTTATATCTCTTTTGGGATATTGACAGCTCTAAATGAGAATGACTCGCATCAAGAATCGTGCCAATGTATGTGAGTATATTAGTATATTCTGATATACTTGGCTTTCTGAGAGGCTCTGTAAGCGATTATCTCGCCTCACCCCATATCATTGTATGGCTTGATTATGCGCTCCTGTGAGCGGCTCTGAGGGCGTGACAATCGTATATTAGGAAAGTCTAATTGACTTTGTTAAGTAGTTGTTGAGAATGGTTCGCATCAAGAATCGTGCCAACTATCCACCCCCATAAACACGAGTGCAAATGAGAATGATTCGCATTCAGCCCATAGTATAAAAGACGTCCATAGGACGCCCATAGTAGTATATTAGAATATTAGAATATACTAATATACGCATGTAAAGAAACCCCCAGAATTTCTAGGGGCTTTAATATTGTTAATTATTAAGAGTCGTCATCATCAAATTTCTCTTTTCTATCAAGCTCGTAAAAATAGGCTGATGATATTAAATCGTGCATTAAATCAGCAACACCCTCTGCCGAAGAGCGATTGCGTCTACCTAGAGACGCGTCTGCTAGAATCGTATTATTGCGGGTGTCTCTAATTGTTATAGTGGTCTTATCGTCATTGCATTGAACGACAACGTGGCTTAAATAGTTAATCATCTCGACCGCCTCTTTTATGATGTTGATATGGCTGTCAGTGAATTTTACATCTACATATGCTAGTTTGCTCATTTTTTGGACTCCGTTTGTTTATTGAGAATGATTCTTATTTACTTTTATGGCTGGCATAACTCCCCAAGCCATGTAGAGATGTTACGCTATCTAATCTCAAATTGCAAGCCTTAAATACCCTAGATTGTAAAAAAATATGGATTAATTTGTACAGGTCGACAAAGCCCCCAAGACCTGCCCATAGTATATTAGAGTTTCCTAATATACTAATATACTTGAAGTACTTGCAATTGTTAATAATTGAAAAAATAGATAAAAAGAGAAACAAACACAAACTCTAATAATCTCAAAAGTACACTAATAAACTTTCATAACCTTTGTGAATTATCAATGGTTGCATTGTGAAACTATTGTACTTTTGAGAGTCCTTGAGAGTCCTAATAATTGCATTGTGAAACTATTAGAGGGTATAGTTACCCCCTGCCGTCAATTGTTATGATTCTCAAGGGTATAGGGGGTAATCTACGCGGCGACACTACGTATAACCCCCTCAGATTTTTTGGTAAAATTTAGAAGTACTTTTTGAGCATCTCGATTTGGTCGTGGTACTCTGAAATAATTCCTAGTTCCTTTTCAATACTCTCAACAATGTCTGGGTGTTCCGACACGCCCACAGAGTTCGACATATAGTTCTCAACATTTAGTCTGTGCTTTGCTATATGTCCCTGTGCATGGCTTATAAGAGCCTCTTTGATTTCTGTTCTATCCATTACAGTGGTATTCCTTCTATTTGTTCTTCAAATTGGGCTGGTATACACACAGCACCAAAGTCCTTAATAGCCTTAGATTCCTTCATCATCTCTAAGTGCTCTACCAATGCGTTCATGTCTGGGCATTCGTCTTGGACGGTAGTCTTGGTGTCAAACTGACCATCTAACCCCAAGACGATTACCATTATGATTGCAACCTTCACTTAACTTGTTGAGCTATCTTCAACTCACCTTCTGATGCCATCTCATTGTCCCATACGGCTAACTTCTCATTTACGTAGTTAAACCAGATAGGTGGCATTAGGCACAAGGCAAACAATGTAAAGTATCCTCTACCACAGTTAGGTGCACCTACTTCATCTAGCTCCCAGAAGTGTGTTTCACCTCTGTCGTGGTGGTCAGCCTGTCTACCAATCTCAATAAAGAACCAGCTAGAGAAAGCTGTAGAGTTATCCCATGAGTGACGGTAGTCAATTGGCTGTCCTTTCTCACGATACAGACCGTAATGCTCTAAATAGTTTAAAGTCTCTAGCTCAAAGTTAGAGATAAACCAGATAGCAGCTAGAACGCCTAAGCCTACAAACCCGCCTACAAACCAGAATAGAAAGATAGTTGGAAGACTCATCATGTATCCGCTAATCCATCTGTTACCTAAGCTCAGGAAGGGCTTACCTAGACGCTCTAGACGTTGCTTTTCCATCAAGAACAAAAACTTACTCTGACCAATACCTGATAGCGGGTAGTGGCGATACAGGGTACGTCCTCTTGGCGATGTCGCAGGGTCGTCTTGATGTCCTAGTTCTAAGTGATGATTGTACACATGGGCGTAGCAGAAGTGTGCTTTACCTGATAGTGCCATCATCCAACGAGCTATGAGAAAACTAAAGCCCTTAGTGTGAGCTAGTTCATGCCCGTAGATAATACCGATACCTAGGAAGATACCAGTAGATAGTGTAGCTCCTATTAAGCTAACACCTGAAATATTACCAGCCATATACTCAAAGACCTGTAGTCCTAGAGCTAGTTGGAGTAGTACAAACAGTCCAAACATGCTGTACATTATGGCATTCTGAAACCATGCAGCACCATTAGTGTTGCCATCTTCATCAAAACCTGCACCTTTAGTCTTAGCTGTAACTAGGGTGTCTACAATGATACCTAAACCTAGTAGGGCTACTCCTGCCCATTCCCAACCATTACCAGCTAGTACACCTGCTAGGGCTGCTGCTATGAAGGTTGGAGCTAGAAGATATCTAATATTAATTAATAGCTTCTTCATTGAATCTCCTTAAGAAAAAAAGTGGATGATTAGTCTAAATGTACCAGCTAGTATCAGTACAAATAACATTGTCTCTATTATTCTACAAC